ACAACCGGACGAACGTGCGGAAGCTGAACGACGCCCTTTCCGCCCCTGCGGGCGCGGCGGACGCCGTGACCTGGGGTAAGCTGTGGAACGCCTGCGAGTGGGCCACGGCGCGGGAACACCAGGGCCTCACCAAGGGCAGCGAGGCGTTCTACCGGCAGACGGCAAAGCTGTTCACGGATGTCATCGACCAGACCCAGGTGGTAGACGGCGTTCTCCAGCGGTCTAACATCATGCGCTCCAGCAACGCGGTGGTGAAGCAGGCGACCAGCTTCATGGGAGAGCCTATCATGAGCCTCAACCTGCTGATGCGGGCCTATGACCAGGTGCGCTACGAACAGAACAGCCAGAAGCGCGGCAAGGCCATCAAGACGATGGGCCGGGCGGCCACGGCCCTGGTGGTGACGAACGTGGTCAACGCTCTGGCCCAGAGCCTTATCGACGCCATGCGCGACGATGACGAAGATAAAAAATACTGGGAGCGCTTCCGGGCTGCGTTCACCGGCATCTCCGGTGACGAGGAGACCCCCTGGGAGAAAGCCTGGAACGCCATCATGGAGGGCAACGTCGGCAGCAACATGAACCCCCTGGGGCAAATTCCCTTCGTGAAGGACGCGCTGTCCATCATGCAGGGCTACGACGTGTCCCGCACGGAAATGGAGATCGTGTCCGACCTTATCCAGGCCGGACAGACGGCCATCCAGAGCGCCGACGGCCAGGGCAAGCGGACCAGGGCCTACGCCCTCAAGGGACTGCTGGCCGCCGGTGCAAAGATGTTCGGCATCCCGGCCTCCAACCTGACGCGGGATATGTGGGGCCTGGCCCGGAGCGCGGCGGTGGAGACCGGCAACATCCCGCTCCAGTATGAGATGGAAAAGGCTATCTACAACATCTCCAACACCGGCAACAAGAACCGCTATTACGCCATTCTGTACCGGGCGCTGGAGCAGGGCGACATGGACACCTACCAGCACATCAGGGACGACCTGATGAACAGCATGGGCGTGGACGGTGCAAGCATCGACAGCGCCATGCGGAGCCGCTACAACAAGGCCGTTGAGAAGGACCCGGACTACACCCTGCCCCAGAGGGCACGGGACCTTATCGGCAGCAGGGACAAATACGCCCCGGTCAAGGAGAAGGAGGAAACCTTCGGTGCGGACGACCTGGGCAGCAGCGCCTACCGGGCATACTCCGACCAGCGGGCCAACGACTACCGCAGCATGGCAAACGACCTGACGAGCAGCCCTATTTTCCAGGGAATGGACGACGAGACCCGCGACAAGGTGCTCAAGGCGGCCTATGATCTGGCCGACAAGAGCGCCCTGGCGGACCATTCCGACGGCCAGTACGAGGTCAGCACCAAGTGGATGGCCCAGGCCGACGACGCAGAGGCCCAGGGCATCGAACCCTGGGAGTACGTCCTGTTCCACACCGCCTACAACGAGATGGAAGGGACCAAGGACGCAGACGGTAAGACCGTGAAGGGCGAGGCCAAGAGCGACCATGTGCGGGAATGGCTGGAGGACTTCTCCGGCCTGACCGACGAGCAGCGGGCTTTCCTCTGGGGGACCGTCTACACCAGCGAATGGTAAAGAAATGGGAGCAGGTCATCCCTGCTCCCATTTTTTCATGTCGTCACCAACAATTTCCGCACTTCGAGTACCCCAGATACTCGCAGTATTCTATATTATGCGCCCAGTATTCGTCAGCACCCTGGAACACAGGGCAATCGTAATTGTGATAACGGTTTGACCCTTCGACGATGAACCCAATGTTGTTGTAAAGAAAAGTGGCGTCGTGAAGATAGCCGGACAAATCCTCGTTCCGAGCCTCCAGGTCGTTCACTTTTTCTTGCAGTTGCGTCTT